AGCACCAGTGGGCATTGTTGGAGTTGTAGTTGGCGCTGCAACCGTTGGTGTTCTTTTGAACATACCACCAACTTTGGCGCCAATATTCTTTACGCCTTTAAAAGCAGCACGACCGAGAGCAGCAGCACCCTTAACTAAACCACCAGCAGCGCGCATTGCAAAACCACCAAGACCATCCAATAAACCACCACCGCCACCACCCATCATTGGCATTTGATCGCCCACACCAGCCTCTGCTAATGCTGTTGGTAATACTTTTCTTAATGCACCTTCCAATGCCTTTTCTAATTTTTCTGTTTCTTCGCGATTGTCAACTTCTTTTAACTGACCATAATCTTTTGGTCCTGCGACTTTTCCAGCATCACCTTCACCACCATTCATCTTAGCACTAATTGCTGATAATTTTTTATCTAATTCTGCAAATAACTTTTCTGATGTTTCTCTTGAAGCAATAGCACCAGCTGCTCCACTTCTACCTTTCTTATAGAATTGTCGACCTTCAGGAGCTCCCCTATAATAAAGATACTCTTGACCTTCTGATTTAACATCAATAGGTTTCATTAATTCTTTCGTATCTGCTCCTGCGCTGCTATACATTCTTGCTGCCGATGCTGCAAGAGATTTTTCAGGAGAGGGAGTAATTGAACTTGTAATGTTTGAAAAAGAACCTGTTATCTTTTTAATAGCATTTTTGATTCCCAGTATGCCCTTCTTTATTTCTGAGATTGCTTTGACTACTTGTTTTGTATCTTTTTGATTTTCAATTGTAACCTTCTCGACTGTTTTTAACTGTCGTTTCAACGTCGCAATTGTTCTAATACCAGTTCTTTTATCAGCTGTCCCCTCTTCACCTTCCTCTTGCTTTTCTTTATCATCAACTGGGGCTTTTCCTTTTACGGCAGCATCTTTCTTAGCAGCCTCCATTTCTCGTCTCTGTCTAATTGTTTTTGCATAAGCATAAGCACTTCGCAAGAATGGACTTTCAGATTGAGACGCAATGAAATCAGACACAGAACGACCAGCTGTGTAATTACGCATACCTTTAACTTTATCGCGCGACGATGCTCGTTTTGGTCTTTTGTCAACCTTCTTATCAGTTTGCTGATTAGATTCTGGTTGCGCCTCAGGTGTAGGTTTTCCGCCCATCTTCTGAGCAAGCATTGCCATGAATGGATTAGGTTCTGCCATTTTTATCTACTCTTTCTCGCTAATTGTTCCATCTGTTGTCGTTCTTGCTCTTGTTTTAAATACTGTAGCACAAGCAATACATATGTCTCCCTTTCCCAAGGGATCATATTTTCCAACTCAGCCACATTAAAGTTGTGGTGTTTTATCAATGCAAAGTTAGTTTTAAAATAATTCTTCAGATTTTCATTACAAAAACTTAATCGAAAAAATCGCCGATACCCTCCAGAACAATTTTATGTTCAAAATTGCACTTTGAGCAGGTTTTTTCGATTGTATATGATAACTTTGGTAAAGACGTAAAGTAGGTTTCAAATTTATCAAAATCTGTCTTGGACATATTATCGACAAACTCTGTAAATTCTTCACGACTAATATCGTCTTTTGTATAAACTTGATTCTCATCAAATGCGTAATCTACGCAATCGTAGATGAAATCTACAACATGCTTGACGCTCTCAGAAAAGTTAATTTCAGACATTTGATTTAACGAATTGATGTTTGGGTGTTTCATTTTAACGCCAACCGTATCGTTAAATTTAATGATTGAATTATCTTCCGCATTCCTTAAAGTAACGTCAAATAGATTAACAGTCACGTCCATAAGATTGCCACATTTGTCTTGATTCTCATTCACTACATTTTGACATGTATATTTGGTTTCTACGATTTCACCCATTGAATGTGCGCGCAATTTTATGAAGAAATATTCTAAATCATAAATCGCTAAATCATCCACATTAAAGTCAGATGGTGAGATTACACAATTCTGAATGATTTGACGTATCGCATCAATCATTGATTCTTCTTCATTTGCCTCTAATGCCATGAGAAGAATCTTTTCTTCCTTAACTAAAAATGGTCTAAACTTAACCATTTTGTTTACAGATTTCAATTCAATTTCATGAATTGGATGTTCAATTTTCGGTAACATAATTACTCCATATTTTATTAAGTACGACCAGAATCAAATTTAATTCTTTCTATGATAAAGTTCAATGGCTTTCTACCGCTAGTATTAAGTCCAACTTTTTCAGATGATTGATTCAGATAATTGTTGACTGCATTTTCGCCAGTACCAATAATTTTTCTGAGCCCACCATCAGTATCATTGACTGCGTCTAAGATTGTATTTTCTAAACGACCTATAGCCATATTTTTTAAGTTTTCTTTATTTGCGCTGTTAACGAGCGCAGAAATCTTTTGTACATATTTTAACGGATTAGCGAATCTATTTCCTTGAACAACAACTTCTTCCATTTTAGCAATTGTTTCAGAAATACCTTCCCATCTGTGATATGCGAAAGTAACTTGGAATCGCATAAATCCGTCATCTGACCAACTCAAAGGAACAGGAGCAATTGCAACTGGGAAAGCGTCAATCAATTTTACCCAATATACCTTTGGTGTGGGAACTTCAGGTGTGCTTTGTGCTGCTTCGTTTTGAGGTGCACCACCACCAGTAAATCTGTTCTTGATTGCTCTGAAGGCATCAATTGTTATATCAACGACGCTCGATGGAATCTTATCAATCAATGACATTGGGCTTGAAGAAGCCGCAGCTGCTGCAGCCTTTGGATCTTGAATTTCAGGAGTTTCACTTAATGCGATAATTGAAACTGTTCCGACATACTCATCTCGATAACTCATGTGAAACTTTCTTGGGTTTTGTATAGAATTCATCCAAAGATCAAATTGCAATTTGTCTTTCATATCATTAGTTGATATAAAGGTTAAAGTTATCTCGTTGAAAACTGTTCCTGTTGCAACTTTATACGCAGGACCATAGATTTTTGCATCGCTTGTTAATATCGTTTTACCAGGAAGTTCTGCAGCCTCACATAAAAACTTTAAACGATCCATAGTATCGTTAGTCCATTTAGGGCTAAAAATCTCAACGTAGAAACGATTGGTTTTCTGAAACCCACCAAACGAATTAACCTTTGATCTAAAGTTGTCAATTGAGAAAATGTTTTTAATTGCAACACTATCTAAATTTAATGAGGAACGACTATTGTCTGCTGGCGGTGGAGCAGGAGGAGTTTGCGGTGGGCTTTGAACTTCCGCAGGTGGTTTTCTTTCCTCAAATCCAGGTACTGTAAAAGGCATTAAATCATCTCCATTGAGTCTTTGTGGACTTGTTCTTTCGTAGCACCGACAAACATTTCCACAGGCAGGAACAGTGCAATTTCCCAATTTGAAGGCTCAATTTCGATAAGCCCTGATGCAATGTGTGAAGTCAAATAACGTTTGAGGCAGGGTTTAAATTCTTCATATCTGGTTGCACCAGCTAATAAGTCATATGACAACTGCATTTTTGTAGTATCGTCAAAACGATCGTTGTTTAATGTTTCGTATAGTTTATCCAAAAGAATCAAACGATATTTGACTGGTAGATAGTGTAAGTTGAGACCCAAGAAACCATCTTTATAACGTTCAACTGGGATAACCAAAGGAAATCTATCGTAATATGGTAAAGTGTCTTTTGTTTTTGGATCGTAGAAATAGAAGTACATTCTGCCTGGATAAAACCCAGTCGTTTTTCTAGTCGAATCTTGAATAATTGTATTTCTTCTGACTGAACGTAGTTGGCTCACCTTATTACGAAGCCATGTTCTCGCCTTTGCCGTGCGTTGTGAAACGCCAGCCTTATTCATTTGAGTGCTGAGTCTATCGAGTATATTAGCCATTAAAATATTTATTTAATGTTTAAATCCTTTTCTGTGATGATTTGAAAGCCCCAACCGCGATCTAAACAGTATTCTTTTGCGGCTTTCCATTTGGCTTCGTTCACACCCCACGTGGCGATTTCGTTAATGTATCTTCTTGTTGGCTTTTGACCGATTTTAGGGGGCGTGGTTTGACTAGAAGGTTTCACCTCTATTACAATTGTTTTCGTATTGCCGTCTTTACCTTTGGCTTGAATTATGAAGTCTGGAAAATAACGGTGCCAAGAACGATCTATGGGGGAAACGTAAGGTATTGAGAATTCCTCACTGCCCCATTTAAGAATGTTTGGATTAGTATCGAAATATGTCATAACTCGATACTCATAACTAGACCTGTAGATTATGTTCTGCGAATCACCTAAATATTTGCTAGGATTTCTCGGCTTAAAATATCCTTGAAAATATTTCATCTTAATAGCGTATAATTCAAATGGCAGAAGCAACACCAACAGTCAACGCACAAGCGCCTGATAAAAATAGACTTAAAAGTAATGGAAAAAGTCTAAATTTAAAGTATCCGCTGGATTTAGGGGAAAATTATCCACACTCTGTAGACTTTGTTATTTATATCCCTCGTAAAAGTTCGTTTAACAAAACTGTAAAGAAAGCCGAAAACACAACAAATGTAAGCAATTATGCTGAAATTGGCGGTTTTAAAGAAGCCACTGGTGCCGCCCAAGCAATTTATGCCGTTCAAGGTGGCTATCAAATTGCAAAAGATTCTGCACTCGGCGCAGCAACTGGTTCTGCTGCATTGGGCGGCAGAGGCGTTGCAGGCTTCCTTGGTAAATTAGTTGGTGGTGCTACGGGAGCGGCATTTGGTGCCGCAGCCTCTGTTGTAACAAATTCAAAAACACAAGCTGCAATCAAAGGCGCAATTGCTACCGAATTAATCAAAAAACAAACTGAATTGACTGGATTGAAAGTCGAAAGAACTGCCGAAAAAATTGATGGCATGGTCTCTCTTTATATGCCAGCAAACTTCTTCACAACGTATGGTCACGATTATGATCAAATTAGCGTAAAGGAAGCTGGCGGTATGCTTGGTATGCTCGGCGCTGGTGGTCAGTCTCTTTTGCCTGGCGAAGGCGACATTAAGAGTATGGATGATTTTAAACGTTATTTGAGTCAACTACCAGGAACAAAAAACCCATACATGGCGCTCGCAACAGGAGCGATTGGTTCCTCAACTCAAACGCCACTTTTGGGCGGTTCTCTTGTGGGTAGTGGGTTTGCTGACGTTTCACTATTCAATATGGGTTATGCGCAAAATCCAATGCTTGAAGTTTTGTATCGCGGAACAAACTTTAGATCGTTTCAGTTTGAATTTATGTTTCAGCCGAAGAATGGTAAGGAAGCGAGAGAAGTTCAAGAAATCATCAAGACGTTTAAATTCCACGCTGCACCAGAAACTAATCCGTTGGTCGATCCTGTTAAAGGATTTGGTGGTCCAACTCCAGCGCCAATGTTCTTCGTGCCACCTTCAGAGTTTGGAATTACGTTACGACACGGTGATATAAAGAATCCGTTCTTGCCTAGAATTGGTAGATGTGTTCTTAACCGTATAGACGTCGATTATTCTCCTAGTGGTCAATGGCAAACGTATGCCGACGGCGTTCCAATTGAAACCAGATTACGTTTAGATTTCACAGAAGTTGAACTCGTTACGAAAACTAAAATTGAATCAGAAGGTTACTAATGGCTTATTTTTCGTATTTTCCACAAACCTATTATTCTTTCGATACTGCTAATGCAAACTTTGCATTGGTCACTAATGTGCTCACAAGAGCAAAAATTATTAAGGAAGTGTTGAATAATTCTTTCTTATATTACAAATATGAAATTAAAGAAGGCGAAACGCCAGAAATAGTTGCTTATAATTTTTACGGTGACGCTCAAAAACACTGGATAATTTTATACGCCAATTCTATCATTGATCCAAAATATGAATGGGTTTTACACAGTAAGGAATTCGATAACTACATCATTGCAAAATATGGTTCACTCGAGGACGCTAAAACCGAACTTCATCATTATGAAGTAAAAATTGAGGAATCAAATAGTATTGATGGTCGTATTAATGAAAGAATATACACCGTTACAGATAAAACTTTTAATTTTACAACCAAAACCGCATCTGACCGTTTTGAAGGTGGTGCACCAACATTAAACAGCCCACCAATAAAGGTAAATTATAACTATACATTAAGCGATGACAGCATCATCACAGGTACTGAAACATACAGTGCTATATCGAATTATGATCATGAATTCATAGAAAATGAAAAGCGAAGAAATATAAACATATTGAATCCTGATTATGCTGCTAAAGTAGAAAATGAACTGAGAGATTTATTGAGATAAAATGTCCGACAGTACTGGTATTTTTAGACTTGGTGACTATGAGATAAAGGCATTTAAGTTGTTGTCTTCAACAGGCGCAACCTTAGATCTTTATACTGCATTTAGCGAATTGAAAATATTCGAGGACATCTATTCTTCTCAAATCTCGGGTTATGTGCTAATCACTGATTCTAACGACAGCGCAGGAACTATGGATCTTCATGGATCTGAATTTGTTCATTTAATATTAGATAAACCTTCTTTAGACGAACCTTTAGAGAGATATTTCAGAGTTTATAAAATATCTAACAAAATTGTTAAAAATAAAAATTCAACTGCATATTCAATACACTTTACGACAGAAGATCATTTCGTTGCTAATCAATATAAAATAAGCAGAGCATTTTCAGGACCAGCAGACGTCTCAGTGCTTTCTATTTTACGCAAAGATTTAAAAGTTAATCCAAGTAAAATTAACTTAAAGAATTTTGAAAGTCCATTCGGAGAATTGAATATCGTTATTCCATATATGAATCCATTTCAAGCAATTAATTTTATTGCATCAAGAACTATGAATGATAATGGATCATTTTATTTGTTTTACGAAAATTATGACGGCTACAATTTTAAATCATTAGAGAGTATTTTGAAAGGTAGTGTGTATAAAACTTATAATTTTATGCCAAAAGTTTTGGACGTACCAAATCCAGCCGACAGTTTTCATAGCGTTAATGACATAACAATTAATCAAAGTTATGATACTCTCACAACCATGTTAAATGGTGGATTTGCAACTCGCATGAAAAATTTGAACATTTTGCGCCGTCAATACAGCGTAAACAATTTCAACATAACAAACAGACCAGAATATCCTACTCTAGGAAAAGGATATCCTGTCAACAATTTTACAAACAGAAAAGGCGATTCTGTCTTTACTTCGTTTGAGGCTTTTGAAAAATATTTCGTCACAACAACAGCGAATGCAGATTATGATGATATTCCGAACTATGCAGAAAAGATAGTTTTCAGAAGTATGGAACATGCATTGTTGCACAACTCACGAATTACTTTAACGATTCCAGGAGACTTCCTCGTTAAAGTTGGTAGCATTATTTCTTTAAACTTGCCTAAATTCTCGCAGTCGACTAAAAGCCAACAAGATCTAGATGAATTTTATTCTGGATCAATGCTCGTTATGGGAGTTTCGCACGTCATAACTCCAACATCTCACACAACGCACCTAGAAGTCGTGAAGGATTCGTTTGCAGAATCCTTGAGCAGTGCTTCTGGAAATAGTGAATTAGAGAAAGCGAAAAATGAATAGAAAAGATTACATGGGTTTAGATGGATTTGTTTGGTGGATCGGTGCAGTTGAAGACCGAAATGATCCCGCCATGCTTGGTCGCGTTAAGGTTCGTGTGTTTGGTTGGCACACAGAGGATCTGCAAGAAATTCCAACTGAAAAATTACCATGGGCGACGATTATGTTGCCTGTTAACAATGATGCTCACTTTGCACCGAAGGAAGGCGAAATTGTTTGCGGGTTTTTCCTAGACGGTGAATATGGTCAACATCCTGTTGTTATGGGTATTTTGCCTGGTGTTAATAATAAAGAAGCAAATTACTCTTTTGGTTTTTCAGATCAACGTCAAGATACTTCAACAATACCAAGAAAAGTTAAATCGCGAAAATATAAAAGCGATGGTACAGGTGTTGAAGTTCAAAACGAAGAACCGAAGAAAAATCCAGAACGACCAGGTGAGCCATCATCAAGTCGCTTCACAAGAAATGAAGATATTACTAAAACATTATTGACTGATCGTAAAAGAAATTTAGTCACAGTACCAATTGCAGGTGGGGGATCTTGGAGAGAACCGCCACCTGCTTATAATGCTTCATATCCGTATAATCACGCTCAGGAAACGGAATCAGGTCACGTATTTGAAGTTGATGATACTCCAGATTGGGAACGCATTCATGTCGCTCATCGCACAGGAACATTTCATGAAATTTATCCATCAGGAACTAAAGTAGAAAAAGTTGTCAAAAACAACTATCAAGTTATCATGGGCGATGATAACATTTATGTCATTGGTCAATGTAACATTACCGTGGATGGCGCTGCAAACATTAAAGTGAAAGGTGACGCTAAAATTGAATCTGATTGTACTATCGACTTGAACGCCAAGAAAGACGTTAAAATCAACGCAATGGGTTCTGTTAAGATAAGCGGTGCGCAAGTTTCCGTTTCTTCTCTTGCTGCAACTCGCATTAATGGTGGATTCTTACTTGACGTTGATGCTCCAGCAGTCATTATTGGTAAGAGTGGTCTTGCCGTTTCAAACGATTTTATCCCATCACCAACAGCAGGTGGTGGTGGAGGTGGAGGAGGAGCTGCGGCGGGTGCCGATGCTGCTGCAGGTGCTGCAGCAGTCGCAACTACAGCTGCTGGAACGGTAGCTGCGAGCGTTTCACAATTAACTGGTGCGTTGGGCGGTTTAACGAACCTAGCGAATATTCCAGGAATGGATATGTTAACTAAATTACCAGGATTGCAAAATCTTGAATCATTGCAAAATAGTCTTGGTAATATTACAGACATCAGTTCCAAACTCGGCGATCTGAATAGCATCACAGAAAAATTTGGCGAGATTTCTAAATTAACGGAAATTACGGATAAGATTAAAGATCAACTTGGTGCTGGTTTTGATCTAGAACAACTTAAAGGGCAGCTTGGTGATATACAAAATGTATCTAAAACTCTCGATGGTGCAACTAAATTTAAAGAAGCCTCCGATCAATTAAAGAAAGTTTCAGACGCAACTAAAGAACTCGGAAACATCAGAAACTTAGACAAGGTATTAGATACTGTAAATAAACTTGCCGAAATACCTGAAGTTGCTGATAAAATACCAAATCTATCGAAATTCAATACAATAGTCGATAATCTTACCGACATTAAGAACAATAGTACCGACATTCAAACTTTAGCTGGTTCTCCTGCTACAAGTAAGGTTTTAGAATTGTCGCAAAAGATTAACGATCTACCTACCGATTTAAGTAAAATTGGTGGATTCAAAGATGGCATTGCAGGTTTAAATGGATTTAGTGATAATCTGAGTGGTTTATCTAATGAAATTTCAAAGGTATCTGATATTGCTAAAGATTTAAAGAACTTCTCTGAGTTCAAGGCTATTGGCGGTGGATTAGCGAATCTTGAAAAAAATATGGGTGAGATTAAATCGTTGTCGACTTCTCTTTCTGGTGCAGCTGCCGATGTTGGTGCAATTAAAGATATAACCAAGGGATTGACTGCAACAGAGGACATAACGAAATTCTCCAATTTCGAAACACAACTCGGTCCTCTTTCTGGTGCATTAAGTGGATTGAAAGACGGTTCTTCATTAGCCGCAGGTGTTTTGAGTGCGGGTCAGAAATGTGGAAATCCTTCCTCTGGATTCATCGAGCCAACCCCAGCAGATCGCGCCGCATTCTTCTTCGATGCTGGCGAAAAGGGTGCTGACGAGTGGATTAAGAAGCAGATTGATAAAGGCGTTTACGACAAATCTGAAATTAAAGACGTAACTACAACCGATGCAAATACAGAACCACCTAAAGCCCCCTCAAGAGGCGTAAATGAGTGTGGTATTGAAAATGATCAGCAAGAATTTGACCCAAATATGATGCTATCCAAGTACTGGAGTTTGGGTAAACTTTCCTCAAACGCAATTGTAGAAAAACAGCCTGTTATTCCGCAACGTGGGCTCACAAAAGCGGAAATCGTCTGCAATCTCAAGTTGCTTGCGATTAATTGCCTAGACCCAATTAAAGAAAAATATTCAAATATGATCGTTACAAACGCTTTCCGCAAGCCGCAAGGTTCTTCGGCTGGACGTTCTCAACACGAGGTTGGACAAGCCGCTGATATGCAGTTCCCAGGATTGAGTAAATCAGAATACTACGATATTGTCCTCTTTATCCGCGATAACGTACCGCATGATCAGTTACTTTTAGAATATAAAACAACAGGATCTGGTTTGCCTTGGATTCATATCTCATATAATAAGTCTGGAAACCGACCAGCAGGCACAACTGTGGTTAAAAATGCAACTTTCAACAACCATAGATTATACAAACAAGGCTACCACCGTTTGGCGTAACCTAATAAATAATTCTATTAACTTTAAGTAGTAAAATGACATCAAACGTATCAAGAACATATGCCGATTTAGATTTAAACTTTGGCGCAAATCCAGTCACTAAAGATGTAAATCGAAAGGTCGGCGATCGCGCGATTGTCACCGCAGTTAAAAATTTGATACTTTTGAACTATTTCGAAAAACCATTTAATCCATCAATTGGATCTAACGTTCGTCGTTTACTTTTTGAACCAATGACGGCAGAAACGGGAATTTTATTACAGAAAGAAATTGAACTCACTATTGCAAATTATGAACCTCGTGTCAAACTTCGTAATGTTTATGTTCAGTCCGATTATGATAATCAGGGCTACAACATCACAATTGAGTTTTTTATCGTAAATCGTTTAGAACCAGTAACAGTAAGCATCTTCCTAGAAAGATTAAGATAGGTTATTTAAAATGGCAGAATCGAAAATTCGAATAACTGAATTAGAATTTCAGAACATTAAAGATAATCTGAAAAATTTCATCAAATCGAAACCAGAATTTACGGATTATGATTTCGAGGGTGCAGGCTTGAATATTCTTATGGATATTCTTGCATACAACACTCACTACATGTCATATTACACAAATATGATTGCGAATGAAATGTTTATGGATACTGCTGATCTTAGATCGTCTGTCGTTTCGCACGCAAAACTTTTAGGATATATGCCAAGATCAAGAGTAGCGCCAATTGCTCGAGTTAATGTTGAGGTCACTCCTGGCGTTGGCGAAAGCAATCAAAATTTGCTTTTGATTCCTCGCTTCACACGCTTCAGAAGCGAAAATATAAATGGAACAAATTTCACATTCGTTTTACTCGAAGATAAAACTTTAGAAAAAACCAATGGTAAGTTTACTTTACCAAATGCCGTAATCAAACAAGGTGTTCCACTCATCTATACTTTTGTGGTAGATGACTTAACAAATCCACAACAAAAATTTAAACTTCCTGATACAGGAATTGATACATCAACGATCGAAGTTACCATTCAAAAGTCTGCAACAAATCTACAAACAGAAAAGTTTGTGTTGGCAGAAGATGCTTCCGTTGTTGAAGCAACTAGCCCAGTATACTATGTTGATGAAGTTGATAATGGGAAATATCAAATATACTTCGGCGATAACGTTCTCGGTAAAAAACTAGAGGATGGTAATCTTGTTGTAATTAGTTATTTGATTACCGATGGTCCTTTATCTAATAAAGCAAATACGTTTTCACTAATTGATAGTTTAGACGGTTTCAGTAACGTTTCTGTCACAACAGCCCAAAGTGCTTCAGCTGGTGCTGATATTGAAACAATTGACAGTATTCGTTTTAGCGCACCTAAAGCATATTTGTCACAAAATCGTGCAGTAACTAAAAACGACTACATCGCATTAATTAATAAAAAGTATCCATATTTCGATTCAGTAACAGTTTGGGGCGGCGAAGAATTGGTACCACCACAATATGGTAGAGTATTCATTTCCGCCAAACCAAGAGATGGATTTGAAATCACAGAAGTGGAAAAGAATTTCCTTAAAGAAGAAATTCTCAAACCAATCAGTATCTTGACTGTTACGCCAGAATTTATCGATGCAGATTATAACTATTTGAACTTTGGTGTTCGTGCAACTTACGATCCATTGAGAACAAACAAAACACCTCCTCAGATTGAAAGTGCGATAAAAGTTGCGATTACAACCTTTGTAAATCAAGAATTGAATAAGTTCAATTCAACATTTAGAGCATCTCGTTTAACAAGAAAGATTGACGACTCAGATCCTGCTATCTTGAGTAATGAACTCAATATCTTTATACAAAAGAAATTTAAACCTTTCTTGAATAATAGACGTTCATATACTTTAGATTTTGGTATTCCACTTGCTCGTGGAACAACAGAAAATCGTTTATATTCTTCTCCAGGATTTGAAATTGCCGATACAAGCAATGTGATTCGTACTTGCTTTATTGAAGAAGTACCATTCTCATATTCAGGAATTGATACAGTTGAAATTTTAGATCCAGGTACTGGGTACACTGAAACTCCAACTGTTGAAATTATCGGCGACGGCACTGGCGCGACTGCACAACCAGTTGTCGTAAATGGTAGAATTAGATCAATTAATGTCATCAAACGAGGCTCAGAATATACAACTGCAGTCGCTAGAATTTCTGGTGGTGGTTCAGAGGCTAGAGGTGCTTCTGCAAAAGTTGTCATTCAGGGCAAAACTGGTAATTTGAGAATGTACTATTTTGACGATAATCAAATAAAGGTTTTCGTAAACGAAAGTATTGGCACAATTGATTATACAACAGGTAAAGTTACGATCAGTGAATTGGCAATATTAGATGTTCTCAACGACTTTAAGCAATTAAGCATTCACGCAAAACCAGAAAATACAGTTTTTGAATCAAATCAGAATAAGATTTTAACGTTGAATTATGACGACCCTGAAAGTATCTCCGTCAGATTAACACCAATATCCAAATAATGACTAAACTATTTGAAAATATATCCAATTTAATTGATACTCAAGTACCATCTTTCGTCGCAGAAGATCATCCAAAATTTGTTGCTTTTCTAAAAGCATATTATGAATGGTTGGAAGATTCTGATGAAGGTGGTGTGATATTCTATAATAAAGCATTAAGAGACGCTATCGATATTGATAAAATCGACAGTTCACTTTCTCAATTTAACGATCAATTCTTAAAAAATTATTTAAAGTATATTCCGCCAGAAGATCAACAAGATCCTAATGGCGGAACGGGCACAGGTACAACAGGTACAGGTACAACATCGAATTTAAACCGCGAAAAACTCGTAAAACAAATACAAGATTTGTATAGCACAAAAGGCGGTATAGCTGCATATAAATTCTTGTTTCGCGTTTTGTATAATAAAGATGTCGAAATATATTATCCGAAAGAAGACATTCTAAAAACGTCTCACGGTAAGTGGACATTACCGCAAGCAATCCGCATTACAGCGTCTGATGAGTTGTATGGTTTAGATACAAATCTTTTAATTAAGAGAAAGTTGTATGGAGAAACTTCAAACAACTTTTGTATTATTGAAAATGCATATAAAACAATAGATCGCGATTCGGGTCGTCAGATCCTTGAAATGTTTATTTCAAATTTAGATCGCCCATTTAATGCGGGCGAATACGCAATTATCGATTATGTTGACGCAAACAATGTTGCACAACGTATTCGTCAAAAGATCATTGGATCAATTTCTAATTTAAGAATCAATCCTAATCGTCGCGGCTCAAAATATCGCGGTTTAGAAATTGATCCCGATACAAATGCCATCACATACCCTGGCGACCCAGTAGTTTTTTATGGCGGTTTGTCTGATGCTCCTGATGCAATTAAAGCGGAAGCCTTTGTCAAAAATGTAACGAGCGGTGGTATTGAAACTATTGATTTAATTGACGCTGGTTTAGGATATAGAACATTCACTAATACCTATGTCACAACCTTAACGCCAACAAACGGTCATGGTGCGAATATCTATGTTCGTGCAGTCGATACTGATAATGCAGTATCAATAACTGTGAACACAGATACAATTGAATTCAAAAAAGACACTGAACTACAAGCAGCAAACTTTTTGTTCGAGAATGTTGGCACTTCAACTATCGCCACAACTCTTGAACAAGCCTTTGCATTCTCTGACGTAGAAGTTGCACCTTTAAAATTAGTAGACGTAAGACAAAGTGGTGCTGGTTACATAACACCACCTCAAATAGAATTTGAAACTTTTTATGGTAGTGATTTGGTGTTAGACGAAGATGGTATGATTGAAGTTGATACCACACCTTTAGCAGGACCAAACACTCGATCGCTTTATTTGTCAACAACACCAATAACGTATTATGAAGGTTCTTTTGTCTTGATTGTACAAAAGAATAGTCGTGCTACAAGAGAACTTCGTAAGATAGTTCAAGCTGTTCCGCAAGATGATGGATCAGTTTTACTTGTTGTCGACCGCACATTCTCTGCACCAATAACCGAAAATGTAAAAGTTTTTGTTGAAAACCGCCCAAGAATGAAGGATTTAGGTCAGGTGGCTAACGTTCGAATTATCTCAGGTGGTACAGGATATTCGATCAACGATTTAATTTTATTTAATAGTTCAACATCAATTGGATATGGCGCCAATGCACATGTTTCTGATGTGGGTGGTGTTGGTAATATTACTGAAATTACCGTAACAGAAAGAGGCGAAGGGTACTATCAAGCGCCGACAGTAAGCGTTCAAACATCAGGCGGTTCTGGCGCAATATTGAGTGCTGGTATACTCAGCAATAATGAAATCGCTAATGCAGTAGTTGAGGGTAATGGCGAAATTCAAGATTTTCGTATCGTTCAACGTGGATTTGACTACATCTCAAAGCCAGAGGTATCGTTAAAGATTAAAGACGTTTATATTAAAAAAGAAGATACCATTGATAAAATTATTGTTTCTGGTGACCGTATTTGGCAAAATACAGGGGCTACGACCGACTTTACTGCATTGATTGATTATTATGACGATGCTGAAGGAATACTTCGTATCTACAATTACGCAGGAACTTTAAACGTACAAAATACCTTTACAACAGCAAATAGCGTTTCCTCATCTAATGTGACGTTCAATATTGCTCAATATTCAAACGGCGCATATAGAGTAACAACTTATGGCGACGGCAGAGCGTTAGCGAATGTAGAATTCGCAAATGGCTTAATTAATTATGATGGTTATTATTTGAACACTGATGGATTCTTAAGCGCCGATAAAAGGTTAGAGGGTCCGAGAAAATATCAAACATATTCTTATGTTTTGGCTGTTGAAGAAGCGTTGAACAAATATAAGGATGCAGTTCTTGCAATATTGCACTCTGCAGGTGGTATATTATTCGGGCAATATAATATCAACAGCGAGTTAGAATTTAAGGCTGAAGAAACGACAGTTAATGTCGCAATTATTGCGCCTGTAATCGGTACAGTAAATGCTAACGGCGAATCACTAACAATAGAGGGAATTGGAACTACATTCACCTCTACAGCTAATGCAAACGATATTATCGTTATTGACACAGGAAACACTTATAGAGAGCAATCTAAATACATCGTAGAAGTCAATAGTGATACAAGTTTAGAATTAGAAAGCAACTTATCATTTATTGGTTTCGGGCGTGCAAATGTTGGTAACGATACTGCTATCATTACCATTTATGATACTTCTATTGCTTTAAGTTCGTTTTTGGCGGTTGGTGATCTAATCACAGTAAATGTGGCAAACACATCAAATTCATCAAATTCTGTTATCGTAACGAAAGAAATTAGTATTATTAACAATGTAACTAAACGTATTACATGCAATTCAAATTTTGATGGCGTAAATGCAAATAGTAGGATTTATGTCGTTTCGCCATTTTATGAAGAAGTTGACTATAAAATCATTCCTGGGATTTAAAAAGAAATGAGCAGTAAAATTTTAAAAAGTTTCGGTGTTTCAATCGTAGAAAGAATCGACGATATATTTGCAAGTTCAGTAGCAAATACCTATGTTACGATAGGTCGTCCAGTCACTTGGAGTACCAACGACACAAGCGTAGAAACTCCTGAAGAAACTACAAATTATACGAATCAAGTTTATCGCGATATGATTGCGATGAAAAAGATTATCGGCTCAGATATTCAAATTATCGTGCCAAGAAAAGATTGGGCTAATAATACGCCATATGATGAATATGATGATGGTACAGATTTGTTTACGCCAATCACAACTACACAAATTCAAGGTACAGTAAACGTTGCGGCAAATAGCGTAATCGTAGTTGGTAGGAATACACAATTTAGTACCAACGTTTCAAATAATAGAATTATAAAGATTAATGGCGTTTCGCGCGAAGTCATTAATATTGCCAATAACACATACCTAACAGTAAATAACAAATTTAGTACAGCGGCTATCGTTTCCAACGCTGCTTATTCTATAGTGAATGGCTCTCCAAGTTATTCTCAACAATTCTATGTTAGAAATACAAAAGATCAAGTGTTCAAATGCTTGTTCAATAATGATGGTGCCAACTCTACAATTATGCCAGAAATAACGGTAGCTGGTCAACTCCCAGAAAACCCATATATTGAATTAGGCGACGGTTATAAGTGGAAGTATCTTTACACTATTCCAGCCAGCAAAAAATTGAAGTTTATGAGTAAGGATTGGATGCCTGTGTTGACGGATAGTCTAGTTGCTAGAACGGCTGGTGCAGGTTCCATCGACGTAATTAAAATCCTTAATGGGGGAGATGGTTACATAAGTGGAGGCAATAGCAATTCCGCAGTTATTGTTACCATTGAAGGTGATGGAACAGAAGCCAATGTAACAGCAAAAATCGAAGAAGGCGTCTTTACTGGATTGAACATTTTAAATGGTGGAAGCGGTTATTCATACGCTAATGTTATTATCGACGATACAGGTGCAACTGGTGCAAATGCCGAATTCGATGTTCAAATTGCCCCTATAAATGGACATGGTTCAAATCCAGTTCATGAATTGGGTGCATCTCATGTAATGATTGCCGTCGAACTTGACGGCGACGAGGGTGGAAAAATACCAACAATATCTGGTGATGAGAAACTCGATTATAGACAAATTGGATTGCTTTTAAATCCAAGATTATATCCAACGACAACAGCGTTCGCTAATGATTTGGTGTACGTTACCACTACTCGATTAGGATTAGTTGCTCCATCCTCGGGCAATAAATATGCTTTAGACGAAACTGTCTATCAAGGCGACGTTTTTGCAAACGCAACCTTTACAGGCACAGTAGTTCATTGGGATTATGATACGAAAACACTTCATTTAAACAACACGCGTGGAACGGTCGATTTAAACCTTCCAATCGTAGGCAGAACGACTGGTACTCAGACTTCAATCATAACTCAAGAAGACACTGAGGTTTCGCCATTTACGGGCAGATTACTTTATATTGATAATCGCAGCCCGATAGTGAGAGATGACCAACAAGCTGAAGTTATTCGTTTAATTGTAAAGATTTAATAGTAGGTACAAAAAATGGCAATTGGTTTTTTTAACATTGAACCATACTATGACGACTTCGACGAAGATAATAATTATGTTCGTATATTGTTTCGTCCAGAGTACGCTGTCCAAGCGAGAGAATTGACGCAACTTCAAACGATCATTCAAGATCAAATTAAGAAGTTCGGCGATCATATTTTCAAAGATGGTAGTCCTGTAGTTGGCGGTCAGCTGACCATTGACAATAATGTATCATATGTTAAAATTTTACCAACTTATAATAATGAAGACGTAGACCTCGACAACTTTTTAAATAAACAAATTATCAATAATAGCGGTAGCGAAGTTAAGCGTGGTCGCGTCATTGCTACATTTGCGCCAACAGCAACAGGAACTTCACCAACTTTAATGGTAAAGATGTTGCGTGGTTCTTTGGTCAACAATGAGACTTTCCGAACCGTCGGCGCAACCACATATTACGCTCAAACAATATTGACTGACGCAGTCGGAGTTGGCACAACAGTAAGTATCGAAGAAGGCGTTTTTTATGCAAGCGGTTTCTTCGTTAAAGTATTGCCACAAACAATTACTTTAGATCCATATGGAATTACACCTTCTGCAAAAATTGGTTTACAAATTGAAGATGACATCGTTGATGCGTCTCAAGATTCTACATTACTAGATCCTGCACTTGGCTCATTCAACTACCAAGCACCTGGAGCAAATCGTTATAAATTTTCTCTCAAATTAACAACAAGAGCTCTTAATTCAACAGATGAATCTCGCTTCTTTGAATTGCTCCGTGTTGAAAATGGTATTATCACAAAGCAAGTCAAATACCCAATCTATTCTGAATTGGAAAAAACTCTTGCTCGTCGTACCTTTGATGAATCAGGTGATTACACAGTAAGAAACTTCCGTGCAACTTTAAGCGCAAATACTAAAGATGCAACAGGAAACACTTATATTATCAATCTTGATCCTGGTAAGGCATACGTTAAAGGATTTGAGTTCGAGACAGTCGGACCAACTCAATTGCTTGCTTCAAAGGCTCGCGATAAACAAACTTCTACAGACTTTGATTTAAACATTGAATATGGAAATTACTTGTATGTTACAAATGTACATTCAAGTAATCAAGGTTTCTTCAACTTTGCTCTACCAACAATTGATCTACATTGCGTCAATAGCGCGAATGTAGACAAATATTCTTTTGGAACATATGCAAACACAAGAATCGGAACGGCAAAGATTCGCAATTTTGATAGAGAATCTGCTACGATTTATAAAGCATATATTTGCGAAGCCAATGTTCAACCACTTTCTTTTACTGTTGTAAGTGGCACATCTTCAACTTTGATACTACCTTCAGATTTTTCTTCAACAGACAACGCATACACTAATGTTATAGTGACATTAGATTCTACTGGCGATAGTAGAGAAATTGTTAATTATGTTGGTAGCACAAGAACTGCAACAGTTGCATCACCATTTACTACATCAGCAAGTGGCACAGGTCGTTTAGATTTCTCAATTAAAGATTTGAATTCTATGACCTATGCACCTTCTGCTACTGATGGTAATTGGAATACTATTCGTAGTGTATATGCAACTATGGATGTTCATCCAGATAGTAAAGACTCTACAAGCAATACCTACATTACTGACACTAATTTGAATACGATGATCTTCCGCTTGGGTCAAAATTATGTTGCTAACGGATCGATCACTAATGCTGATTTTTACCACAGAAAGGTATTGACTAACTTAACGTTTACAAGCAACGGTCAGATTACTCTTTCCGACGGTGGTGGACATCTATCAACTGGTGAATCCTTTACTTTTGGTAGAACTGGAAGTTTTGTTTCAGATACTCAAGCAAATACAGATGTTATTGCTATTGTTCGTAGTAACTCAGGTTCAACATTATATGCAAACGGCGATATTATTGATTTAACGACTGGCACTTCTGGTATCTTCCAAACTAATGAAAAATCAATAACAATTTACACAGGCACTGGCGCAGCAATTGTTGCTGACGTTTTGATGACAGTTAAGGTTGATGACACACAAACAGAATCTGTTGCTCGTCGAAGAAAAACTGTTGTTGGAAACACATCAAACACTGTATTGACTGCATCCGACACACCAAGCAATGGCGTTTCCGTGGGCGCACCAATTGGCGCTTCTGTTAAAATTGATGCGACCAGAGGACATGTTTGGTTTACAAGCGCAGGACCAATTGAAAGTGAACCAGGCGTTCCAATGAGTCTTTATGTTCCTGACGTCGTTAAACTTATCAAAGTTTATGATTCTGGTGATATTAATTATGCGCCAAATACTGTTAATGCAATCGACATTACTGAACATTATTACCTTGATGGTGGTCAAAGAGATAATTTATATGACCACGCAAGTATTACACTCCGTCCAGGTTACAATGCACCAAAGGGACAAATTGTCGTATTCTTAAAATATTACGATCACTCTGCTGGTGCTGCATCTGGTTACTTCAATGTGGATTCTTATCCTGCAACAGAGTATGCATCAGGTGCAATCCCAATTTATTATAGCCAAAATGGCGGATATTACAGTCTACGCGATTGCGTTGACTTTAGACCTACCAGAACAGTAGGACAACCATCCGTTTCTTTCTTTGGAAATAGGGTACAGAAACCTTCTGAAGTGATGGAATTGTCATATCAATTCTATTTACCAAGAATTGATAAATTGATTCTAACAAAAGATAAGGAATTTAAGATTCGCAGAGGAACTTCTGCCGTAAATCCAATTCCACCAAACGATTCAGATGACGCAATGACATTGTATGTCATCAATTCTCCTGCGTATGCGGCAAATGTTGCAGAAATTAAATTGCAGTATGTAGAAAATAAACGATATACGATGAGAGATATTGGTACTCTTGAAAAGAGAATCGAAGCATTAGAAATCTATACGTCATTGACACAAATAGAGGCTCTCGCATCAGATACAGCAATATTGTATGAAGATAATTTACGCGAAAAAGAAAAATATGGTATTGTTGTAGATACGTTTGAAGGGTTTTTGACTGCAGACATTACTAATGACGACTTCTTAGCGTCAATAGAATAAGGGAGTTTAAGATGGCATTAGGACCATATACTGAAAAAACACCACTTGAGTTAATACACTCATCAGCAATTTCTGGTACAAGTGGTTATAAAATAAATGATAAAACTATCACTTTAAATTTTACGGAAGAACCTGCAATTTCGCAAACAACTGCGACTAAAGCAATTACGGTTCAGCCTTATGAATTTGCTCGTTTTGATGGTTATTTAAAACTTAATCCAGAAACTGACGTGTTTGTTTCTGAGAAATTAACACCAACCACAACAAATCAAACAAGCGATTCTCGTGGATTAAATAACCTTGTAAATGCTGCAACGCAACCAGGAGTTCTAAATTCAACAATCTTCCCAGTAAATTTATCAACAGACCTTCTACTTTCTTCACTTGTGCCATTTAACTCAACACAATTGACTGGTGGCTTGTTTGCTGCCACTTCTGGAGTTAATGTTCCAACGTTGGCGGACAATTCAACAGAAGTTGTTTGGGGTGTATTGAATTCGGAACCTGCTGCAACAGTAAATTCTCAGAGAACGGTAGATGGTCAACGCCCTATTTCTTCTCTAGTGGAATTCTTCGGAAGATCAACAGATCAACAGCCAACTAATGGTGCTGGAATGGATCCATTAGTCGTGGAAAATTCAATTGCAGTGGATTCTTCAAGAAGAGGCACTAGTGGTAGATCAATTGATGTGGATTTCTTAAGATATCGGGTATAAAAAATGACAGATACAACGCAAAGAGCAGTAGTTAATACTCAAGTCGTTCCACATATTCGTGGGAGAGAAGTATTATTTGTGGGAACAAATTTACGCCCAGACAAAGAAGTTAATTTTTTCTTTGATGATGTTGCTGTAAATAACTTTGTTCAAAAACCTTCTAAACTAGTAGTTTCGCAAAACGTCGCAAGTTCCAATTTTGGTCAAAATGGCGGCGTAATCAATAACACAACAAAAGCATATGCTAAAGTTGTATCTACAGCAAATAACATTCTTTATTTGAATGAGAATTTCATTACTGCAAATATGTCGCTTGTTGTTGGATCTTTTTCGGCAACTAATTTTGCTGCAAATGATATTGTGTATCAAACTAATGCGACAAATCCAGGGTCATATGCTGACAGCAGATTTATTGCTAGAGTTGAACATTGGGATCATGCGAATGCTGTTCTTGTAATGTCTCCTATTTCTGGTAATGTTGCTGTTGGTAATGCAACAAGTATAGTTTATAAATTAGGTGACGCATTCACAGCAAATTTAGCCAGCGTTGTTGCAAATAATCGTTTTGCAGCATCACAAGTTGTTCGTTCTGTCGACACAGGTAATACACTTACGATTGTAAGTTCAGAACATAACTCAGGCATTGTTTTCCGCGCAAATAGTGGAAATAGCAGAACGCTATTCACCTCAACGAACGTTTCAAGTTCCATTGTTGGAAATGTGGTTTACGTTGCTTCTGGTACTGGATTGGGTCAGGCTCGTACAATTGATA